AATATTTTTTTAAGAGGTTAGCCTTCTTTTACAAATCTTTCGAGTGCTGTTTTCTTGTCATCTGACTCGGATGTAAGCATTACATACTGATTGGGGTGTAAGTTTTCGTATTCAAGAAAAACACTCTTGTCTGAATAAAAATCGTTGATATCCTCGTCTGGTAGGATAATGTCTCTTATTCCTTTGTAGAGATCCTCTGATGAATCTACAACCTTATCTGGCTCGTAGTCTTCTGTCTTCAATCCCAGAGCATCGCACTTAACTCTCATGTTAATATCTCTTGTGACAACAATAAGAGGGTCTTCACTCTCCCTAACACAAGTTAATGCTACAGAGATAATTTGATTGTCTGCGTCTGATGAATCCAAATCTGTTGGGATATCTTTAGTATCAAAGCTTCTTGCTGTGATTCGACCATTTGAATCAGGCAGTGTCACACCATCACATAGGTTTCCTAAGTCCCTTAACTCATCCAGAGTCTTGATGGTCTGTCGTGCGTTATAGCCAACGCTGTCTTGCCTTTTTTTGTGCTTATCTATTTCTTCTAAAACTTTTAGTGGTATTATGATTTCTCCGTCTTCGTATGAATATATTGATTGGTAATTTGTTAAGTATACGTTCGTGTCTAGCACATATCGCTTGGTCATATTTTTCCTCGATGCTGGTAAAATTGCAACACCATTAGTAAGTAGAAACCATAAAATGTTTAAGGAACATATATACTGATATATGCTGAAGGTTTCCTTATATGCCCTCGGAATCTCTTGTATTGTTGCCGGTCTTCTAAATTCAGAAATAGGAGAAGAACGCATCTATGCAACACTAAGTAATGATGAAATAAACCTTCCTCAATTACGAAGAGCTTTTTTAAGAGTCAAAAAAACTGAATCTGTCAATGTTTGTGGAGAGGCGGCTTTAGGATATGTTTGTGTTGAAAGTGCAAATGTAGAGATGTCTGGTTCCTCTGTATTATTTTTAAACCGAGATAATCACAGCTATATAATGACAGCCGAACATGTATGTTCTCAAAGTGAACAAAGTAATATGGACATCTTCTTGAACAATGAACAAGAAAAAGGTGTCATGCTTCAAATACTTGGAATGACAAGAATAGTGTCAATTACTAGAAATGTATCTTATAATCTAATGAACGTATACGGAAGAACTGCTGATAATGTTCAGATTGTAGGAGTTAATCAAGTTGATGATTTGTGTATTTTAAGAAGCGACCTTATTGAGGGCATCGTTCCTGTTACTTTATCTGCAAGGCAGCCGGCGCTGGGAGAAGAAGTTTGGAATATCGCTGCTCCATATGGAATATTTGATTTTAATATGGTCCCAATGCTTCGAGGTGTGTGGTGTGGCCAGAACCCTGGTGGGGGGACTTTTATTTGTGACTTGCCAGCATCGCCAGGTAGTTCTGGTTCTCCCGTCTTTAATCAGAGAGGACATTTAGTTTCTATTGTCCATTCTACACATGTTCAATTTCATGCTGCTTCTTTTGGAGCCAACATACAACAGATAAGACAGTTGATTTCAGAAAGCATACAATAAAAAAAGCACCCACGAAGGGTGCCTTTGGAGCCGGTTGTCAGAGTCGAACTGACGACATCCAAATTACAAGTTTGGCGCTCTACCAACTGAGCTAAACCGGCATATTAAGTTTTCAAAACTTGCGCCCCCGAAAGGATTCGAACCTCTGACCGTCGGCTTAGAAGGCCGCTGCTCTATCCAACTGAGCTACGGGGGCAAATTATGTATACACATTACCAGATATTTTATGAGTTGTCAAGAACAAAATTAACTTTTGTTATAAAAAAAAGTATTTAGTACATGAGCAAGAAAAGAAAGCGTAAGAAGGTAATGGCTAAAGTCAATTATCTTGTAATGGAGAAAGAAGAAACTGACGAACTGTATGATGAGTTTAATCAAAAATTCAATCAAGATTTTCAAGAGGAGTTGGAGTTTTTACAACTTATGTTATCCCTAGAGAAATACGAAGAAGAGCTTCGAGCAGAGAATGATGAATCAGAGAAAGAGGAGTCAGAAGATGAAGAGTCTGAAAGTGTGGATGATGGCGATAATGAAGAAAGCGAAGATGGCGAGAAAGCTGAAGAATCTGAAGAAGATATTAATGTTTTAGATTCTAGCAATGTTGTATCAAACAAATCTCTGAATAAGTTGTTTCGCAAGGTTGCCTCCAAGACTCATCCTGATGTTTCCAAATTGGAGAACCCTGAAAAGATTTTTATGAAAGCTAAGAAAGCTCATAATGAAGAGGACTGGATTACTTTAATTGCTATATGTCTCGAATATGGTATTGAATTACCAGATTTCACTGAAGAGGAGTTAGAAATGATAGATAACTACTCTTTTGATCTTCAAAAGAAGATAGAAATGAAAAGAAGAGATGACTGTTGGTTCTGGAATAATACAACTGATGAAGAAAGAACCAAGTACAGAAAGACTTTCCATCTTGCTAGAAGGATAGATGATAATAAGTTTGAAGAATACAAAAAGAATAAATCTGAATATTTCTTAAAAGCTAGAGCTAGGGTAAAACAGAAAGTACATGATGATCTATCTAAAAAGCTTATCAGTGAGATGAAGAATATTAAAATTAAAGAATCTTAGTATTAGTTTATTATTATAATTTATTATATTATATTATTAATATATTATTATTATATAAACAAAAAAAATATATTCACTTAACAAAGAACCGAGTGTAGTGTAAGTTACTACTTGTCTGGTGGTTTAGACAATATACACCGATCCGGTGGTTCTGTAAAGGAGAAAATAAAAAAAACCCCAACGATTAAGAAGGGGTTCTAGGTGTGTAGCTATGTTTTTAGTTTACTCTTGGTCCTGCTCATCTTTAGCAATTCCAAGAACTGCGTATCCACAAATATCTCGCCAAGGGCTTTCACCGAAAGCATCCTTTTTATTAGCAATTCTAAACAACTTATCTAACACTCGAATGACTGCTAGCATGTCTGTATACTGCTCTGGCTGAATACCGTTAGGATACAAAACTGTTAAAATCTCTTGGGCTCTCCCAAAAGAGTCTCCGTAGGCTTCATTCTTTTCTTTTACTAAACGACCTACTGAAGTTGCGATAGTTTCAAACTTGTTCATGATACACCAATCCTGTCTATGATGTGATAATCATAGCAGAAAAGGAGTGTTTTGTCAAGTAAAAAGCTTACTTTTTGTTTAATTTGTCGAGAAAGTGCTTCTTGGCTTCTTCACGAGTTCTTGCTGTTTTCTTAGCAGTTGTCGTTGTGGTAGTAGTGGTCTTTGCAGTTGTCTCAGTGTCAGTAGTAGTTGTGGTTGTTTTTGTAACCGTCTTTGCTGGGGCTGCTGCTGACTCCTCGACAATCTCAACTGGCTCTGGCTCAACTACTGGTGCTGGAGCTTCTACTGCTGCTTCAGGCTGTGCAAGTCTTGCTGCCTTTCTTTCTCTTCTTTTTCTTGGGGATGCCATTTTATAGTTCTCCTAAATCTTCAAGTTCATCTTCGAGGGCACCTGGATCGTCTAATCCAAATGTTGCCTCTTCTTCTCCATCGCCTAGCTCACTTGAAAGCTCATCCTTTTCTTTTTCATACTCAGGAGTTGTTGGCTCTGGTAAAACTCTGCTAAGTTCATCTTCGAACTTATCAAAGTATAACTTAATGTTGGTGATAAGATAATCGTAGAAAACGTCCTTATCTTCTAGATCTCCAAGAAGTGCGTATGCTTCGCCGATCTGTTTTTCGATCTTATTGAATGTGTTCTCAGCAAAGTTTCTTCCTGTCATGTCTCCATCCTGTGGAGCATCGATATCAGAATCAACATCATCTGGGATTCCGTCAGAATCAATATCAATAAACTTTTCTTCATCAGCATCGATGTTATCAACGTCCAACTCTGATGGTATGTCCATTCCAAGATCATCTGCTGCTGCAAGATCTACGTTGATATCTTCATCGATATCAATGACTGGTTCACCGGCCTCTTCTGCTGCTCGGAGTGGTGCAAGTGAGTTCTGTATAGCGTTAACAATATGAGACTTAAATGCATCTCTTTGTTCGGCGCTTGTTGTTAACTTTTTGTAGTCTTGTTCGATTGTTGGGATAATCTTTTTAAGAAGATCCTCAAGTACATTGATGCCGGTAGATCTGTGTGGAACAACCTCTGCTCCTGCTTCGGCGATGACACCTACTAGAACTTTCCTCAGTTCTCTTTCTTGTAGGATTTGACTTGTGGCTTTCTTTACGTTGGAAGCAAAAATCTTTTCAAGAGATTCGGAAACTATCTTTCTAAGTTTCATCTCTTTTCTAACTTCTCGAATTATTTCGTTTCTATCAAATTGCATAAGGTGCTCTCTTCAAAATATATAAGTATATAGTTTGTAAAATGGTTAGCCGAAAATATTTGCGAACTCTCGCTTAATCATTTCCTGAATAGAGTCAACTTTCTTTCTGCTCGTTACTATGTCCCATGCCTCATCAATATCATTTTGATCTGTAAGAGGAATGTATTTAGCAAAAGCTTCTTTGTCACCGCAGGCAATGATTTCGTTTCTCATCTTTGTACCCGAAACGCCACCTGCCATCATTGGAATAAGAAGTTGTTTAACAGTGATACCTGGGTTATGCTTTGCAGCATACTCTGGGGCTCTTTCAAACCTTTTATCGTTAACGTCTTTTTCACCACGACCCAGTAATACCATAGTCCCCTCTGGGAACGTCTCTAGCATATCATAAGTCTGTTTAACTGGTGTCGCTCCGTCAGCGATCTTTATCACAAACTTATCTTCCATACCATTTGCCTTGGCGTATAAATTCCACAAAGCTAAGGATTGATTCTCGTCAATATCAACAGCTTGTTCATTACAGTTGCCAACACGGTTCTTTCTTCCAATAAGAACATGAACCTCGTCAGCACCCTGACTAAAGAACCATTCAGCGGCTAGATAGTGACCTGCGTGTGGTGGCTTGAACCCCCCTGGCACAATAGCCACGGTAAGGGGTCTAGAAGCCTCTGTAAGCTCGTTAGACTGTAGAGGAGGAACATTCCCCCTTCCGAACTTAAAGAGCCCTAAAATCTGGTTTACGGGGGCAAAGTTTCCGGTGAACTTATATGTTCTTCCGTTATAGTCAAAAACAAAGCCCTCGGCGGCTGTGGAAATCTTCTCAAGATCCTTTAACTTCTGCATATTCTGCTTAAGTATGGACATTGCTTCTTCGTTTCCTGAATTCTCGATTGCCGAGATTGCTTTAGAAACATTGTTTCTTATTCTTCCTGTCTCTTCTTGGTTGTCAAGAACAAAGGCAGAGTTCAATCCCTTAAGCATTTCTACTGCGAAGTCATGAACGATATCTTCTAATGGAAATAAAATTCCCTTCATTACAGTTCTTGAGTTCTTTACCAATTCTCTGGCTGCAAACTTATCTTCTGCTGGGAGCCCTTTTGTTACTTTAGAAAGAGAGGCTCCTTTGACTCCCATCACCCTCTTTACCAACTCTCTTTTATTTTCTAAAGGAGCATCAGGCAAAGCTTTACTGACGAGTGGGGCAACCTGTCCAACAATATAATCATTGATTGTTGAGTCGTCGCTAAGGTTGTTGGATGACATAAGGTCGCTTAATCTTTTAACTGCCGACTTGAGAGCAACGTCATCACTAAGACCTTGTAGTTTTCTTATTGAGTTAATCTCAACAGAAAAATCATCTTCTGCTGTGGCACGCTGCATATCTTCAATTGAAGCCTTTAAAGCTTTTACGTTTGATTCTACATCTGCTCCGGTTACGTTTCCGGTTGCTTTATCGAACTCGGCGTGTCCAACTTGATGAATAAGAAGCGTCTTCTTATCGTAGTTTATAATATTGTTTGAACCAGGAGACATTACCTCTGCGTTATAGTAAATGTTTGCGTCTGGTCCAAAGATTCTAATCTGTTGTTCTTGAGGCAAGGAAGATACTGCTTTCTCAAAAACATAGAAAGCGTCATTAAAAGCTTCAGCTAAAGCGCCTCGTCCTTCAAACTTGGCGGCAAGCTCTGCGGCATTCATTCCACCGGACTTGATGTTTGATTTATTCCTAGCAGCACGAGCCGTACCAGTTGGAACAGAGTAAGAGATAAAAAGATTAACTCCGTCTGTCTTTTCTGTTCCTGTTAGTTCTCCGCTGGATGCTTTACTAAAGACATCTTTCATCTCGGAAAACTTCATCTCTCCGTTGTCGGAGAGGTGGCTCATGTGTCCTGCTACGCCGCCCATTTTAATCCTCT